ACCTAAATCCATAAAATGATTTGGCAAGATTATAAAAAATTATATGCCAACGCATTAAAGCAATACTCACCGAAGTTCAAAAAAGAACTACAAAATCAGGTGAATACCTATTGCCGTACATTAGACTACAACGCAATTAGCGATAAAGCCATTAAAAAGACCATTCAAAAGCTGCATTTGGCTATGGGTGTAAAGATGGCTCAAATTAGCAGTAAGGTCGTTAAAAGGTCTGTAAAAGGGCATTACGAGGCATTGGAAGTTAAATCAGCAGAGACCGATTTGTTTGCTTACACTATCCTTCAGTACCTGCAAACGCAAGGGCTTGACCAATTAGCATCCGACATCACAAATACAACAAAGGAACAAATAAGAAGATACCTAATACAATCAGCCGAGCAAAACCTAACCTTACCTGAATCAATTGTTTTATTAAGGGGTGCAGGAATAACGGATTATAGAGCGGAGTTAATAGCAAGAACGGAAACAGGAAGGGCTGCCAATATCGGTTCAATGGTAGGTGCAACGAGTACAGGACTTGTAACAGTTAAAGAATGGATTGCAGCAAAAGACAATAGGACAAGAAGGATTCCACGAGACCAATTTGACCACCTAAATATGGATGGCACTAAAATCCCAATGGATGCGACATTTAAACTGCAAAATAAAAAAGGCGGTTTTGACTTAATGCTACATCCGTGCGATTCAAGTGGAAGTGCTGGAGATGTTTGCAACTGCCGATGTACTTTAGGATATGAGGCACAAAGGGATAAAAATGGCAAACTATTAAAGCTACAAGATAACCCACCAAAAGGTAATGTTGGGATGATTTGGGGAATACTAACTAACGCAGTAGGGATGCAAATTGGTAGATTGATTGCAGACTTGTTTGAATAATAAAAAAAAATATAACTTTGTAAATATGAAAACTTACGCATCAAAAGATTTAATTGTTGAAAAACAAGACATCGGCTACGAAGTAATGGATGTAGATACCGAACAACGCAGAGTAAAAGCAGTATGGGCAAGAACAGGTAATGTAGATTTGGATAACGATATTATCGTTCCTGAAGCATTTACAAAGACTTTAAGCGAAAGAGGTCCAGCAGGTAAAAACTTGATTTGGTCTTTAGTTGACCATTGTGCAGAGATGGAAGCCGTTATCGGTAAGCCTGAACAATTATATGTTGAAGGTGATATGCTTATTGCAGTTACTCCAATAGTAATGACCGAAACAGGCGAAGATATAATGAAGATGTACGATGCAGGTTTAATCAATCAGCATTCAATTGGATTTACCACAATAAATTCAAGCGTAGGTAAGGATGGGGTAAGAACAATTACTGAACTTAAACTTTATGAAGGTAGTGCGGTATTATGGGCAGCAAACCCTGAAACACCAACCATTTCAGTAAAGAGTGAAGTAAAAAGAGAGCAATTAGCAAACAGGCTAGAGAAACTCTTAAAAGCGTTTAAAGGCGGTAAATTTACCGATGAAACCTTTGCGTTGATGGAGATTGAAATAAAAAGAATTCAAGCGGATTTATTAGAGATTGAAATCGTTAAAGAAATCACTGTGGTCGCAGAAGCACCCCAGCCGATAATTGAGGAAATCAAAAACAATGATGCGGAAATCTTGAAGGCAATAAAAGAATTTAATAAAATACTAAAAAAGTAAAAATGGAAAACGTAATTAACGAAATGGCTGATAATCTTAAAGGTTTTCAAGCTAGTATTGAAGCGAAGTTGGAAGCAACAAACGCTGAAATCCGTGTAGTAAAAGATGAAGCACAAAAACAATTTGATGCTCAAGCTGCTGCACAAAAGAAAAACGCATCTAAACAAGTAAAGTTTTTAGATGAGGCTATCGTAGAAAAATTAGATGGCAAATTGGATGAAATGGAAAAATCAATGAAATCAAATGGTAAGTATCGTTTAGATTTAAGAGATGTTAAGTCAATGACTTTAGGTGCAAGTTTAACAGGAGATGCTCAAGCATCTTACGCTATCAACGCATCAGTTTTACCTAGTCAAGCAATTAACTTCCGTGATTTAGTTCCAACAGTAAGAAGTGAAAGTGGTTTGTATGTATTCTACAAAGAGACTGCAACAACTAACAACATTGCTGCACAAACTGAAGGTTCAAACAAAGGTGAGAATAACTACGCATTAAGCGAGGTTAAAGTGGTTAATGATTACATCGCTGGTTTCTCTACATTCTCAAAACAAATGGCTAGAAGTTTGCCTTTCTTAAGCACAACTTTACCAAGAATGTTGACTAGAGATTTTTTTAAAGCTGAAAACTCTGCTTTCTTTGCAACTGTATCTGCTGCTGCAACAGGTTCTACAACAACTGCTGAAACTGTTGATTTAAAGCAATTAGTTGACTATATCGGTAACCAAAAGACTGCAAACTTTGTATCTTCAGTTGCTTTAGTAAGCCCTGCACAATTAGGTCGTTTATTAAAAGAAACAATCACTGCTGGTTACTACGCAGGTAATGGTTCAGTTATCGTAAATCCTAATGGTGGTATGACAATATGGGGAACTCCTATTATTGCTGCATCTTGGGTTACTGATGACAAGGTTTTAATTATGGATAACAGTTTCGTAGAGCGTATTGAAGTTGAAGGATTAGCTATTGAATTCTCTTATGAGAACGCATCTAACTTCCAACAAAATATGGTTACTGCGAGAATTGAGTGTTATGAAGATATTAACTTAATGCAACCAACCGCAGCAATCTACGCTGATTTAGGTAATGTTTAATCTTAATATTTAGATAAAAAAGACCCCATCTTAATCGGTGGGGTTTTTTATTATATTTATTGTAAATTTGTAAAAAAGATGTATGTCATATAATAATTTTATCATTGATTTTACTTTGACCGACATAGGAACAGTTGTTGAACCTGTTACATTAGCAGAGGCAAAATTGTATTGTAGGGTTACTACAAATGTTGATGATAACCAAATTACCTTGATGATTAAACAAGCAAGGGAAGCGGTTGAAGTAGGTACAGGATTGAGTTTAATACCTAAAACTGCGGTTGTATGGTTTACAAATTGGGATGGACACTTTAATCTGCCTTATGGTCCGATGAATAGTTTTACATCTTTAATAGACCAAAACGGAGACACTATTGTTGCTGCTGATTACACTTTAGTAGGTGGTAAGTTCCCACAATTACAAAGACCACAATTTGAAAATCTAAAGGCTACTTATGTGGTAGGTTACGCAACCATTCCGAACGATTTAAAGATTGCTATTTTAGACCAAGTTAGCTACGATTACGAAAATAGAGGATTGGATAGTGATACAGGTATTTGTCAAAAGACTTGGAAAGCGTGTCAGCGTTGGACAAGAATAAGCCCAATATTATGAGGATAGGAAGCAAAAAGGCAAACTATGTTGATGCCAACACAATGTACTCGGAAATAGGCTTATATGTGCCTACAATCACCGCTGATGGGCAAGGTGGCTACACAACTACCTATGCCTTACAAGAGGTCGTATTTGGGGATTTTAGACCTATGGATGAAAGCAGGAAATTAATGGATGCACAAATAACATATACAAGGGCTGCAAAGCTATTTATCCGTTACGATGTTACAATCACAAATAACTACAAAATATTGGCAGAAGGCGAAACTTATGTTATTCATTCTTTGAAGGATGTAGAAAACCAATTTAGATTTTACGAAATATTAATGTATTTCTAATGGCAAATGATGTTTCATTTAAGATTGAAGGACTTGATGCTCTAATTAAAAGATTAGGGAAATTACCTATTGAAATAGAAAAGGAAGTTGCTAATGAAGTTAACGCATCTGCATTAAATATTCAAAGCAAAGCAAAAAAGTCAGTTGCTGCAAATTCTACTGATAAAGGTAGATTACTAGGTTCAATACAATTGGTAAGTGTATTTAAAGATAAAAAAATTGTTTATACAGTTGGTAGTGCTTTAAAATACGCTCCTTATGTAGAATTTGGCACAGGTGGAACAGTTAATGTTCCTGCTGGATATGAAGATTTTGCATATCAATTTAAAGGCAAGGGAATAAGAAAAGTAAACCTACGACCAAGACCTTTTTTAATACCAGCATTTGAAAGCGAAATGCCTATTTTGAGAAAGAACATAAAAAATGTAATAAAGAATGTTAAATCCTAATATAGAAATAAAGAAGTGGTTTTATACTAACTTGACAAGTTCAAGCGGATTGCCTGTTTACGATGGGTATGCTCCTGATAACGGAGTAAATGAATATGTGATTATGAACGGAAGGGCATCGGCACAGGAACAAGGTAAAATTAGTTACACCAATGCGGTTACCATTGATGTTGACATTGTAATAAAAAATAGTAACTTTGGATATAAAAGAGCCGAAACAATAAGCGATTTAATACTAACTGCAATCAATTCCGAAACGAATATAACCTTATCAAATGGGTTTTATGCTTCAAGTTTGGTGGTTGGTGCAATTAGAAATTTAGATGGTTTAAACCCTTCGGATAATATATGGAGAACGATAATAACTTATAATTTAATAATAACTCAAAATTAAAATAAAATGGCAGAAACAAAAGTATCAGCAAGAGATTATATTCTTACCGCTGACATAGACGGAGACGCAACATTTAAAGCAGTCGCTTGTCTTACAACTAACTCAATGACATCAACAGTAAACACTATTGATGCAACTTCTAAATGTGGAGACCAATATCAAGCTGGTCCTTCATTTACTCAATCATTCAAAGCTGAAGGATTTGCAATTGATGAAACAGGAACACCTAGTAAGGATTCTTACCAACAATTGTACACAGCACACGCTGCTAAAACTGCCTTCAATATGAAGATGGGTAAAGCAACACCAACTTCAGGAGATGTGTATTATTCAGGTCAAGTATTTATTAGTGATTTTGAAGTAAATGCTGCTGATAAAGATGATGTTAAATTTACTGCAACTTTCGTAGTAACATTGCCACCATTAACACAAACTGAACAAGCGTAAATCAATAACCTATGTTTGAATTAAAACTAAACAACAAAACAATTCAATTAAAATGGGGTACTTGGTCAATGAGGGAATTTTGTAAATCAAAAGACATAACTATTGATAAGTATTTTGAGTTTTTAGGTAGTAACCAATACGACTTGGATAACATTGTTAAATTAATACACATCGGATATAAATCAGGATGTATAAGTAACAAACAAGAAATTGAATTTACCGAAGATGATGTTTGCGATTGGATTGATGAAATAGGCGGTATTTTTAACCCTGAAGGACAAGTCCTTTTATACTTGAAGTATATTGTTGAAAGCACAGTTACAACAGTACAAGGAAATCCTAAAGAAGAAAAAAAAAAGTCTAATAAAGTTAGGGTGGGATGATATTTTAGTTAAGGCTGCTGAATGCAATATAAGACCCAATGAGTTTTGGGATATGACTTGGAAAGACTTTTCTATTATCGTAATGGGTAAAGAAAAACAAGAGTTAAACGAATGGGCAAGGACTAGAAACCTTGCCTATATTGTATATTTAAGTAACACTACTGAAAAATCACCCAAAAGTATAAAGGCTTTTTGGCATATACCAGCGATTGATGATTTAGAAGTTGAAGAAGAAAAGGTAATGTTAACAAGCGACCAATTAGCAAGGACACTAAAGTTGTACGGAGTAAATTAAAATATTATGGCAGAGTCTTTTGATAAGTTTTTTATAAGTATTGATGCGGATGTATCTACATTAGAAGCTGAATTAATAAAAGCACAAAATGAATTAAGGCAATTTCAAAATACCTTAAAAAAGACAACTGATGTAGGTACAATTAAAACATTAAATGAAAATATTGCTAACACTAGCGGTAAGATTGCTCATTTAAACGATAGACTTGGTCAATCAGGTAAATCAATGGGCCATGCTTCGCAATCGCTTATAAACTTCTCAAGGATTGCTCAAGATGCACCTTATGGAATTATGGGTATTGCGAATAACCTGAATCCTATGGTTGAATCGTTCCAACGATTAGCTAAAACTGAAGGTGGAACTAAAAAGGCTTTACAAGCAATGGCAGCTGGATTAATAGGTCCAGCAGGTATTGGTGTTGCTATTGGTGTGGTATCTTCATTAGCCGTTACATTTAGTAAAGAAATAGCTGCATTCTTTAAAGGACCAACTGCCGAACTAGAGGATTTCAATAAAAAACTTAAAGAAGTTGCAGATAATATATACAAGTTAATTGGTGGAGAACAAACTAAAAGAACCAAAGGTATTTTATTAGCTGAAATTATTGTTGGTGGAAATAAAACACAACAAGAAGAAGCCTTAAAAGAATTAAAAAGATTATACAGTAATAGTGAAGCAATAAAAGCTGCAAATTTAGGTGAAAATAAAGCATATTATCAAACTTTAGTTAATCAGGCAGCAATGCAAGGAGATGCGATTGCTAAAGAAAAAAATAATATTGAGCAGTTAAATAAATTATATGATGACCAATTTCGTAATAATAAAAAACGAAATGATGCTTTAGCATTAGTTACAGGTCCAAAGGAAATGATTGAAAAAGGACACTCTCATATAAGAAGTGTTGAATATCAAAAAGATTTAATAAATAAAGCATACGATGTATTAGGAGATGTAATAAAAAAGGATATTGCAAATCTTGAATTAAATACATTAGAACAATTAAAAACTATTACATTAACTCCAACTGCTGATAATATTAAAAAGGGAGGAGTTAAAACAATAGATGCTTTAAATGAATTTAGGGCTAATTTAAAATACGAGTTAGCTAAACAATTAATGGATATTGAAACCTTCAAGAAAAGGTTTGATAAATTAGATACATCTTATATTCCATTTATTTATAAAAAAGAACCTGTTAAAGAAAGTGAATTTAGCAGAACAACAAAAAAAGAATTAGCAGACCCATCACAAAATAGTTTAGGTAAGTTTTTGACTATAAATACCAAAAAACTAATGGATAGCGATGCACAAATCAAGAAAACGCAAAAGGAATATGAAGATTTTGCTAATACAATATCAAATGATGTATCAGGTGCATTAATGGGAATGTATGCAGATTTACAACAAGGACAAACGGGATTTCAAGCAATTGGTAATATGTTAGGTAGATTAGCTGAACAATTTGTAGCTGCAATATTACAAGCGACTATTTTTGCTGCTATTATGTCAGCAATAAATGCAGGAACTGGTGGTGCATTAACATTTGGTGGATATTTTATGAAGGCATTAGGAATGGCGGATGGTGGAATTGTAACAGGACCAACACACGCTTTAATAGGCGAAGGAAATGAAAGTGAAGCGGTTATGCCATTAAGTAAATTAAAAGGAATGCTTAACACTACATTTAGTGCAGGTGCAATGAGTGGTAGCGGTGGAATGGGTGGTAATGGTTCATTTGTATTAAGAGGCAATGATTTGGTTTTAGCATTACAAAGGTCTAATTCATCATTAAATTTAAGGAGAGGTGGCATATAATTTAAAATACCAAATAACTGCTGCAACCAAAAACAATGAAGTTGCGGTTGTAGAAATGTATATTGATGAAGTAGTTGCTGCGGTAATTGAATATCCTGCAACTGCGATTCAGTTACAATACATCCCAAGAAGTGATGATATTTACGAACCCATTTATGCAAGTCAATTAAATGTTAGTATTGATGTAACGGATGATGATGATAATATGCCTGACTTTACAACTTTAAACGATAGAAAATATTTAGTTAAGTTATTTATAGATGGTGTAATTTATTGGCAAGGTTGGGTTTTAAGTGATTTGGTTCAATATTCATTTACCACAGGTAGGAAAGAATTATCTTTTAATGCTATTGATGGACTTGGAATGTTAGATTACATTCCTTTTACATTTACCGAAACTAATGTAGCTGGTAACACAAAATTAAGCCCACATAGTGTACTATATTTTTTATATAGTTGTTTAGCTAAAATAGGATTCCCAACAGGATTAAATCTTATTACTGCTTGTTCATATTATGCAGCTGGAATGTCTAATAGGGGTGATGGTAGTCAATACGAGCCATTTAATCAAAGCTATTTACGACCTGTTTACTTTCAAAATGATGATGAAACATATATTCCTTGTTTAGAAGTATTAGCACAAATATTAAAGTCATTTGGTTGCAAATTGTATCAGTCTAATGGCAAATGGTATATTGTAGCGGTTAATGAATTTGCTGCTGCTCCATATTTTGCTTACACATACTTTACGGAATATACACCAAGTGGAACATTGGTTACATCAGGAACATTCAATACTTTAAGCGAAATTCAACCATACACAGGAAACACAAGCGGTTTATACTTTACTAATAATAGCCAAATGAAGCTATTTAAAAAAGGTTATAACAATTTCAATTATAGATACGATATTAGTTACTCACCTAACTATATTTCAAACCCAAACCTAAAGAGTTTAACAAGTGGATTTCCTACATTATGGCAAACATTTAATCAAGGTTCAGGCGGAAGCGTTACAATAGTTAGCAAACCTTATGAGGCTAGTGATTGGTTTAATATTACATTAGGAACATCAACAGGAGTAACAGGTTTAACGGAAGTCCATACAAATCCTGTTGGATATGTAACCGAGAATGACACTTTAACATATACTCAAACATTTTTTGAGCAAAGTATTGATAAAGTAAGAGGACAAATACAATTACAAATAACAGGTATTGGTGGCGGTGCTGCAATCTATTATTTAAATATTGATAGCGTTTGGCAAGATGCTTCGGTAGCACCATTTGATAATTATTATGAAGTTCCTTTAGTAGAAGAAGATGAAATAAACGAAGTATCAATAACAACTCCACCAATTCCTATAAATGGCACTTTAGCAATAACTTATATGCTAACTCAAGATATTGTGAATTGTGCTACTAATGTAAAAATAGGTTCATTTGGATTAACCTTTGATTCTCCATTATCATTGATTACATCTACATCAATAGTTGATGCAAATAATCAATATCAATTAGAAATGGATTTGCCATTGGGTTATCCTATTTATGATGGAGATGGTGTTGATAGAACACAAGCAAATATGGCTTATGGAACTATCCAACAATTAGTATCAGGAAACTTTGTATCTGCAACAGGATGGTATCGTTACGGACCTTACACAACCCCTACTGATGGTTTAAGCCAAACTATAATGAAAGAATACATAAACAATTATAGAAGGAACTTAATAAATGTTGATTGTAACCTATTTGGAATAACAACGACTAATGGCAATTTTGCTGCGAATAAGTTATTAAAGATTTTAGATACTGACCCAGCACAAATAAACATTGAAGATAATAGATATATGACAGGGAATATGACTATTGACATTGTAGGATGTGAAACTCAAGCTACTTTATTAGATATTTCTAATGAGGAAATTGCAAGTACAATAGAAACAATATTCACAGTAAACGGAGTACCTTTTAATTAATTAACTTTGCAATATGCCAACGCCAGTACAGGGAAATAATATAATTTTATACTACTTTGAACCACCTTCGGAGGCTTATCCAGCAGGTAGGGATATTGCTTTTTCGTGTTCAACAAATTGCACATTTAGTGTAAGTGTTGACCAAAAAGAAGTAACAAGCCAAACAAGTGCGTGGTATAGGGAGTTTAAAAACGACATAGCTAGTTGGACAGTTACTTGTGATGGTCTTATAACTTTGGATGGTTATGGCTATTTATTTTTACTTGAGCAACAACAAGACCGCACTACAATTTTAGTAAAGTTTGTTATTGACAACGGAGTTGATGGGTTAGTAGTTATTAGTGGGGATTGCAATTTAACAAGTTTACAAATTAACGCACCTTATAAGGACATAGCAACGTATAGTGTATCGTTACAGGGTACAGGTGCTTATGCTACAACAGGAACGGAAATAAATCCTGAAGGGGTTGTAATTGTTGCTGGAGGTGCGGTTTACACAAAGGGAACTGTTGCAGCAGGTGGAGAAACTACAATCACTTATGGCGATATGATAGGCAAGGCTTGTCTTTATGTTTCTCGTGGTGGAATTGATGTTCAGGATATTTTAACGACAGGAACGGCAGTTGATGAGCAAGTGAAGTGGAATAGTACGACAGGGGTATTAACATTTGGAAGGGTATTAGAAAGTGGGGAGTTTATTAGGGCATTATTTCAATAATTTAGTTATAAATTAATATAAGATGGCAAATCAAATAGTTGTTTCAGCAGGTGCGAAAGTGAGGAATTTACAAGATGTAATTATTGGAACAAGTGGGGTATTGACTTCATTAGGATTTGATGTTGCTAATGGTGTACCAAGACTTGATGTAAATGGTAAGATTTTAGTAAGTCAATTACCAAATAGCGTTATGGAGTACCTTGGGGTTTGGAATGCTGCTACTAACACACCAACCCTTGCTAATGGTACAGGAAATCAAGGTGATGTTTACTTATGTAATGTGGCAGGTACTGTTAACTTTGGTGCTGGTCCGATTGCTTTTGTAGTGGGCGACCAAGTTATTTATAGCGGTTCAATATGGCAAAGGGCATCAGGTGCAACAGGAACAGTTACGAGTGTTGGAATTACTGAAAGCGGAGATAGTTTAAACATTACAGGCTCACCAATTACTACAAGCGGAACGATTAACATAGGATTCAACGGAACTAATCTTCAATATGTAAACGGAGCAGGAAATTTGACAACCTTTCCTATTTTAACAGGGTTTGTACCATATACAGGAGCAACTCAAGATGTTGATTTAGGTGCTTTTAAATTGAATGCTCAATCTTTACATATTAAAGGAACAGGAGGTCTTGGTCATTTAGGATTAAAGCATCAATCAGCAAGTGCAACCGCAGCAGCTAATGAGGCATCTTTATTTGCAGATACTCTTGGGGATTTAAGTTGGTTAAATGGTAACTTATATTTAAGCAAGTTTATTACATCAGGTAATACTGCTGCAAGGTCATATACATTCCCTAATGCAAATGGAACAGTTGCTTTAACAAGTGATTTAACAGGGTATCTTACTGCGGTAACTGCTACATCACCTTTGAGTTCAAGTGGTGGTACAACGCCTAATATAACGATTGCACAGGCAACTACGAGTGCAAATGGATATTTATCTTCTACGGATTGGAATACTTTTAATAACAAACAAGCAGCTATTACTTTAACTACCACAGGAAGTTCGGGGGTTAGTACGCTTGTGGGTGCGACTTTAAACATCCCTGATTATGGTTCAGCCTTAACAGGATATGTTACTTTAGCGACCACCCAAACCATCACAGGTGCTAAAACCTTTAGCGGTTACACAACCTTTACATCAACAGTAGATATTACAAGCGGATTAACTTTCAGTAATTCAGGGTTTACTTTGGTATTACAACCGCCAACATTAAGTGTAAATAGGACAGTTACTTTACCAAATGGAACAGGAACTTTGGCATTAACAAGCGACATATCTTATCCTGTTACTTCGGTATTCGGTAGAACAGGTGCGGTGGTAGCAACCGAAGGTGATTATAGCTTAACTCAATTAAGTGATGTAACAATAACAAGTCCAACAACAGGACAAGTATTAAAATATAACGGAACTGCGTGGATTAACGATACTGATGCAAATTCAGGTACAGTTACAAGCGTAGGATTATCTTCTGCAACAAGTGGAGTAACCATTGGTTCAAGTCCTGTAACAACAAGCGGAACTATTACTTTGGCTATTGCAACTGCAACGACTTCTCAAAATGGTTTACTATCAAGTGCGGATTGGACTACATTTAACAATAAGCAAAGTGCTTTAACTAACCCTGTAACAGGAACAGGAACTACTAACTACCTACCTAAATTTACAGGTGCAAGTACAATAGGGAATAGTATCGTTAATGATAATGGAACAGGAATTGGTATAGGTATTGCAGCAGCATCTCCGTTTATTCTTAATACATTATCAACTGATGCAACTACAAGTGGAGTTATTGGTATAATGCAAATTGGTAGAGCATCAAGTGGAACTGCGGCTAATGGTATAGGTGGTAATCTTCAATTTACTGCACAAGATACAGCAGGTACTCAAAGAACAGCCGCATATATAACTTGGAAATTAGCAGTAGCATCAAGTGCATCTCCTCAAGGTTATTTAGCAATAGGAACAAGAAATGCAAGTGAAGCATTAATAATTACTGATTCAGGCAATTTAGGATTAGGAGTTACACCGAGTGCGTGGAATACAGGCTATAGAGCAATGCAGATTACAAGTTGGTCTACATTTGCAAGTGATTTTTCATATAATGGTGCAACAGAAATATTAACAAATGCTTATATAGGTACTGCAAGTTCATCTAATTATATATATACAAATAGTGCGGCTTCTACAAGGTATAAGCAAGTAGATGGAATACATTCTTGGTCAGTAGCTCCTTCAGGAACGGCAGGTAACGCTATATCCTTTACCCAAGCAATGACGTTAGATGCGAGTGGTAGATTAGGGATTGGAACACCAACACCGGGCGGTACAATGGGTGGATATACTCCATATACAAAATTAGATATTGTAGGTAGTTCTACTCAATGTTGGTTGAGACTATCAACAGAAGCAAGTGGAGAAGATGTCGCTGGGGTTTGGTTACACCCATACGATTTAGCTAATGCGGGTTGGATGATGGGTACTAACAATGACGGTAAACTTCGTTTAAGTTATGGCAGTTCAACAAATGAGGGAAGTGCTTTAACAGATGCAAAAGATGGTTCAAGTGGAATTACAGTTCAAACAAATGGAAATGTCGGCATAGCTACTACTACCGATGCAGGCTACAAACTAGATGTTAATGGTACAGGAAGGTTTGTAGGCAATGTAACAGGTACAAGTTTTATCCATTATGTAAACTCAAGTTATAATGCTACAAGTTCTATTTATGGAATAGCATATAATTTTGGCGCAAGTGAAACTACTGATGCTGTTACATATTCAATTACTGGCGGAAGTTCTTCAACAACTGGTAATTCATTTATTTGGAAAACTCAAACAGGAGGCGGTACTCCAACAACTGCTTTTACAATAGCAAAAACAGGAGCAGCTACATTCTCTAGTAGTATAACAGCGGGTTCTAATGTAATAATTCCAAGTGGATATGAATTAGTATATGGCACTGGTACTGTTTCAATATTAGGTAATTCATCAACTAATACTTTAGAATTAAGGACAAATAATTCAACAAAATTAACCATAGCATCCACAGGAGCAGCTACCTTCTCAAGTTCAGTTACCGCAACATCATTCTTTGAATCTTCCGATAGCAGATTAAAAACACTTATCCAAGATAACTATCAAACAAAAGGCATTGCATCCATTACCCCAAAACTTTACACTAAAAACGGAAAGGTTGAATTAGGTTATTATGCTCAAGATTTTGTTGGGATATTAGATAGTGCGGTTTCAAAAGGTAGTGATGATA